TTTACTGGTGTACCTTGTTTGTCGCTATATGCCATTTATAATCCTATTAGTAACCGCTAGATCCACTACTAGTAGTAGTTCCACTATTTGCAGTGGACACCGAAACTGTACCACCTGCATCTACAGAAGTAACAACGTTACCATCTGCCTTCAAATTATTTGCTGTAATTTGATCAATTATTTCTACGTTGTCAACTGATGCTGTACTAATAAAGATTTCATCTGCACGACATTTAATTTGATACAAACTACCAAATGCTTGTGAACCGCTTCTAGGTACAATAACAAAGTTTGCTACATCTGGTGCAGTTTGCTGTTGCACAAAAGTTGCTAGTTCTGTAAAATAAAATGTGTCACCAAAGTCCCAATTATCAATAGCAAAGAAATCATTGACTGCTTGAATAATATTACTTTTAATTTCATTATCGCTTATTGTGCTTCCTGCACTTTTAACAACTTTGAATGTTGCTTGTAGTATCGGGTCTGCATTAACTCCAAACAATGGTCTATAGTTTACAGCATGATATATAATTTCATCACTAATTGATTTAACACCATTTAGTGTTCCGTTAAGTTCGAGTCTTAGCGAAGCACTTGTAGGCTTAGTTGGTTCTGTGCCGCCACTGTTTACAAAAATTCTATAATCTTCATCATATGCTCTTGTTAAAACATACATATCAATAATATTTGTTTTACCAGGATCAAGTCTTCTATCATTTTGTGCATTATGATTGTATTGGAATTTTAATCCATCTCTGCCTGGTCTTGCAAAATAAGAAGTGTCTAAAGTAAGTGTACCACTTACGCTATCAAATACTTTGACAACATCTTCTCTGCTATCATAGAAATAAAATAACTGTCCTGTTTCAAACCCAACTAATGAACTTACATTTGCTTCTTTGTCAAAAATTACAAATTTAGAACTATCAATTTTTGTTGTAGTTGTTATACCGTTATCAGTTGTGCTTTGGAAGAAAACAAATTTGTCTCTATAACCTCTACCGTCAACATTTGTTGGTTGTACAATTTTTACAAAACTATCCGGATCGTCGATCATGCCGTCATCATCTGAATCATAAAAATTAACTCTTACTTTGTTTACTTCTTCAAATCCGTCATTGTTTAATACACTACCAATAATTTCCCACTGATAATCCTTTTCTAAAATCTTATCTTCAACAGGATCTTCGTTTATTTTTAAAACCTTAACTTGATCTTTAATTACATTGCCAGTTTCGCTGTCATATTTTTTAATACCTTTGTCAACAAAAAACTGAATTAACTGTTCACTTTCAAATCTATAATCCAAACCTCTATAGGTAATTGTATATGTTTCACCGTCTGTTTCAAATAACACAACCCAACTCTTATCTAGTTTAGAACCTGTTGTATCACCTTGACGTTCTAAACTAAAATCGTCTTTAGTGTTTAGGTTAGCGTTTACAATGATTTTCCACTCTTTAGCACTTTGATCATAACGAATACCAAATGTCTTGTAGTTAAAAATTAAATCAACTAATTGTAATTCTAAATCACTTGGGAAGTTTGTTACAATATTAGGAACAATTAAACTTGGAATAGCAAGTGACGGAATATTTTCACTAAACACAATAGGACCAGTACCGTCATCTAGATTGCCTTGGCCGCCATTTGAACCGTCACCACTTACTTGAACAACTTTTGCCCAAATATAATTTAAACTGTTTTTAGTTTTTGTCGAAACTATTGTTCCGTCTGCTAAGAAGTACTTTCCTTCTGGTGGTTCAAACTTTACTAAACTGTCAGGTCCAATAAACTTAAAATTATTTGTTGTAAATGTACCTACTGTAATAGGTGAACCATTAATTGTATTCCTAAAGTATCCTGTACTATTTGTGCTTGACTCGGTTGATCTTACCCAATCAATATTAATATCACTTGTTATAATTCTCGGAAACTTGTCATAATAAAATGCTTTGGTTGGCAAACTGTCAATAATAGGTTCAATAGTATTTCTAATTACACCTAAAATGTCATTACGTGTTTGGAATGAAAAGTTAAAGTCACTTTCATAAGGATTTTTATAAAGTATACCATCATCTGCCATTAAATTAACAGAACTATATTTTCCTGTAGGATCTTGAATTTCAAACTGTCGTGAAATGCCTGAACTAACTCTGTTTACTGATTTAATTTTAATTACATTATTACTTGCTGTTAAAGGATAAGAATTATAATCTTCTCCAGTAATCATTCTGTTTTGTGTATAAAAACTTTGTGGTGCGTTTACTCTAATATCTGCTGTTGGCTCACTTGCACTTGCATTTGTTAAACTTGCTTCTAGTCCAAGTTGAACTGTAAGTGTGTGTCCTTGACCGTTCTTGTTAAAGTAAGGAATAGTTAAAATGATATTTTGCATATCATTAGGTCTAATTGTATATGTTAATCCGTTTGATGTTCTGTAGTAAACTCTAAAATTACCTAGCGGTAAGTCTCCAAAACTTCCGTCTGCAAAATTTAAACTAATTTGGTCTCGGTCTCTTGTTGTTACATTATAAAGTGTTCTAATATTTTTATTAACACTATTAAAAATTACATTGCTACCATATATACTGTTTAACTTTGTCCATTCTGTTTGTGGAATCCCATCTCTATCAAGTTGCCATAACCATACATCGGTATTATTAATGTTTGGAATATCAATATTAACAATTTCGTTTGGACTAGGATCAGTTACCGTAAACGGAGAACTTTGTAGTTCTCCTTGTCTAAAGTGGAAAAAGAATCCTGTATTAGGTGAACTGTTTCCTCTTTTATCATTTCTATATAACATTCCAAGTCGTCTTCCAGGAAAGGGTGATTCCTCCTGAATAGCACCATCTTCAATTCCGGCGCTAGTAACTTCAAATGTCATTGCTCTACCAGTAACTGTTTTACTAAAAGTATACAACGGTACATCAGTATTTTGTGTATTAACTTTATATTGTTCTGTTGTAATGCCATCAATAACATCACTTTGATCTGGTTTACCAATTACAGTACTACCTTGCAAACTGTTATTAATGATCACTTGAAACTGTTCTAACCAGTTGCTGTTAGTGTCATCGTTCCAGTTAATAAATGTGTTTTCTAAACTATTACCTAAACTATCTTGAACGTTGTCTGTTGTTTGTACGCCGATTATTTTTAAAAGTCCATTGCTCGGTACGTTACGAGTAGGATTGTATCCTACTAGTCTTGCAAGACGTAAAACACTATCACGTCTTTCTGCTAATTCAATAAAATTTTCTCTGGCGTTTAAATCAAATCTGTAAGATAAACTTTGTCCTAAAAAGGCAATCATATCAATTAGTGCAAGATATTCACTAGATTCGATATAATCATTAAAATCTTCAGGATAATTCGCTCTTAGATAAGCGATCATAGTCCTACGTAATGTAGGAAAATCATAAGAACTAAAATCAGCATTAGAAAAAGCCTTGTAAACCTTATCCCAATCTTGATTTGCTAACAACGAATTTTGTCTATCTGTACTTGCCATAACAATATTTATTACCCTTTTAATGTGCGTAGTTTATTTTATGCCAAAGCATTTGCTTTATCAAAAGTAAATTGCAATGCTTCTGAAACATCATACTGCTCATAGTACAAAACTGCTTGAATTTGCAATCCGTACTCCTTTTCTACCAATGCTAAACTGTCAACACTAACCCTTGGATCACTGTCAACAATTTGCCTAACATCTTGTAAAATTCTTTCTTTTAGGACATCAGTAAACGGTTCAAACAGTGCGTCCCATATAATTGTACCAAATTGAGGTCTATAAATCTTTTCACCCTTACGTATGTTGAAATGATTAATCAAGTCCTGCTTAATTAATTCAATATCATATGACTGAAACGTAGGTGTTTCAGGGTTGACTGTACTAACTCCTCTATAAACATTTGATCGGCTATTTTGATTGCCTTTGTTGTTAGAATTAGGTTTAATTACAATGTCGGTATACTTTGCCATACTGCTATTTAAGCCTCTCTATCCGTCACCGACTTCTTGGATGAATTCGGATTTTGATTTTCATGTTGATCCCAAGGTTCGTGAGTTGGAACACGTTTTAATATAGTTTCAAATGTATCAGATCTATAGTAATTGTAGCCTTCCCATTTGGCTGTGATCTCTTTTTCCCACAACTGTATAACACCCATATGGTCAATAAGTCTGCTAGGTTGTGGAGCAGAATTGTATGCACTAATATTAGGTTTAGCACCAGGACCTGGTAAGTTCAAATGTACTGCTTCAGTACCATCTACATACACAATTTTATCTGTTTCAACATTGATGTTAGCACCGCTAGTATCAATTGAAATATCATTTTGTGTAGTACTAATATTAATTTGTCCATTGCTGGCGCCTGCTTTGTGTTCAGGCCCTGCAAATTCTGTCCAATACTCGGTATTGTTAGGATCAATGGCTTCTAGTGTATCAGGGTCTTGTGTTCTTTTTAGTGCTTGATAAAATTTTAATTCATCGT